ATCGCGCACCGGGCATACGACTTGGTGTATGCGCTGCTGAAGGACAAGAAGGAATACGCCGACCGGCTCGCTGACGCGAAGATACTGCTGGCTCTGGTGGACAAGGCCTGGAACGATTCCAAGGTCCGCACCCCGGAGTTCGACGAGCTGTTCGAGGCGTTGATGAAGGTGCTCAAGGAGCTGAACTGAGAACGCTGGTGGGTGCGATGCCGTTCCAAGATATGACCGACCGGGAGCTGATGATACGACTCTACGCACAAGTCGATAACTTGTGCGAGGACGTGCAGGAACTGAAGGAGGCCTTAAAGAACCGCCCCTACCCCTCGGAACTGTGCAGCGTCCACGGGGAGGACATAGCCAAGCTGAAGTACCGCAATCAGATGATGGCCTGGGCCTTCGGGGCCTTCGGAACCGTCATCACCCTGGCCATATCCATCATAGCCCTGGTGGTGATGTAGGTGGCCTACTCCGCCGCCACCGAGCTGAAGGCCCTCACCGGGGCCACCCTGGCCGATTCTGACCTGGAGGCGATAATCGCCCAGGCCGACCGCAGCATCGACGCACAGCTCAGGAGGGCTGGGATCAGGAACGCCAATTCCACGGACCTGAAGATGGTGTCGCTGGAGTACGCCATCGCCGGGCTTTTCACTAGGTACCGCTTGGACGGCACGAAACCGGCCAACCTGAGCCTGGGCGAGATGACCATGAGCGACTCCATCGACTCGGCCATCGCCGCCCACCAGGACAAGGGCGATGCAATTCTGACGGACATCATCAAGGGAGCGAGAACGTACCGGCAGATAGTGAGGGTTGTGAACAGATGCTAAGCGGGACCAGGACCTGGCTGAAGCAGAGCGTGACGGTCAAGCCCTACACCGGGCTGAACGACTACGCCGAGGCCAGCTACGGTGCCGGAGACTCCGTGGCCTGTCGCATCCAGCTCACCGACGAGCAGGTGATCGGAGCCGACGACACGCTGGTTCACGCCACCGCCAAGATTCTTGTGGACGGGAGCGCAAGCGTTTCAGTTTCCGACAAGGTGACGCTGCCCAGCGGAGAGGAGAAGCCCATCCTGAAGCTGAACACCATCACCGGACCCGCCGGTGCGACCTACCTGAAGGTGCTCTATGTCTAGGATAACCCCGGAGGTCAAGGCCGAGGTGCGGAACCTCAAGGAGGAGCGGGAGAAGCTCCGCAAGCTCAAGGAGGGCTTCCCGAGCGAAGTGGAGAAGGTTCTGTATCAGGAGGCGTGGAGGGTCATGGGCATCTCCATCAAGCAAGCCCCGATTGACACCGGACGCCTTCGAGCATCGGCACGTGTCGATTTGCCTGTCCGGGAGGGGAACGCCATCTCCATCCGGCTGAGCTACAACACGGACTACGCGAAGTACGTCCACGAGCGGAACGCAGGAGGCTTTCCGGTCAATTATAGGGCACCCGGGACCAAGTCCATGTTCCTCATTGACCCGCTCATCGAGAACATCACTGAGATGGAAAGGAGGATCTCTAGGAGGCTCGAGAGGATGGTGATGCAACATGATGGCTGATGACGTCGCAGAATACTTGGAAGACCAAGCGGTCGGCACGGTAGGGACTAGCATCTTCGTGGGGCACATGCCGGACGCTCCAGCTGACTGCATAGCGGTCATCCAGAGCGGCGGAGAGTCGCCGGAGATGGCCGGACCGATAAGCGGACAGATAGAACGCCCCAGGCTGATCGTGCGGGTCCGCAACACCAGCTACGCCAGCGGGGCGAGCAAGGCCAACGACGTGCTCAAGGCCCTGCATACCGCCGGCGAGGTGTCCCTGAGCGGGCACCGTTACTTGTTCATCCGGGCCGTGGGCTCGGTCAATCAGCTGGGGAGGGACCATGAGAACCGTTCCCTGTTCAGTCTGGACTTCGTAGTTACCAAGGAGATGGACTAATGCCTAAGCATGTCGTGAAGAAGTACCGCATCTACACCAACGGGAGGGACGCCTCGGGCGACTACAACCGGGTGGACCTCAAGGCCGAGGTGGACGAGCTGGAGAGCACCACGGTGAACAGCTCCGGCGACAAGTCGTTCCAGCCCGGCCTCAAGGCGGTGCGGTTCGAGGGAGAGGTCTTCGCCACCCTCGGCGCAGGAGAAGTGGAAGAAGCGGTCCTAGCCCTTTTGGCCGCCGGGGCCAAGGTAATGACCGTCTATCCCTCGGAAAGCGCAGGAGGGGCCGGATACGGCTTCGAGGCGGAGGAGATCGCCGTGTCCCCGGCCATGAAGATAGGGGACCTGATGCGGATAACCGTCAAGGCCACCAAGAGCGGAGGAGCTTTGGTCCGGGTAACGTCTATGGAAGGGAAGGCGGTAAAGACCGCCACCGGGACGGGGACCGCCCGCCAGCTGGGAACCGTCGCCGCTGGCAAGTCGCTGTATTCGTTCCTGCAAGTCCTGAGCATCACCGCCGGGGCGGGTATAACCGTCACTGTCAAGAGCGACGATAACTCGGGCATGGCCTCGCCGACCACGCAGATAACGCATACCACCTTCAACGCCGTGGGTGCTGCGGTCAAGAGCAAGGCCGGAGCGATAACCGACACCTGGTACCGGGTGGATTGGACCATCACCGGAGCAACGCCCAGCGTGACCTTCGACGTCGGAGTGGGAATCATCTAAGGAGTGAGCAACAATGCCTAAACACGTAGTAAAGACCCCGCAGATCGAGGTAAACGGAGTGGACCTGTCGGACCATCTGACCGATGTTTCCCTCACCTACGAGGCGGATGAGATCGAGAGCACCAGCTCGGGAACGACCGTGAACGACAAGACCTTCATCGCCGGATTGAGGTCCTGGAAGGTGGACGCCACCCTCCAGCAGGACTACGACGCCAGTGAGGTGGATGCCACCCTGTTCGCATTGGTGGGAGCGGACCCCTTCACCATTAAGGTCCGCCCGACCTCAGCGGTCAAGGGAGCGACCAACCCCAGCTTCGAGGGCAACGCCATCCTGCTGTCCTATCCCCCGATAAGCGGGGCGGTGGGAGAGCTGGCCAAGGTGAGCGTTTCCTTCAGGGGAACCGGAGCATTGACCAGGAGCGTCTAAGATGGACGAGCTGTGCGCCTTTGACCCGATCAAGCTGGCCGAGCCGGTCATCCAGACCATCCACGTGGAAGGGGTGGGCGACGTGAAGTACGCCCCCCTGAACATGAAGGACTACCTGGACCTCAAGGACAAGCAGCCGGAGGACGACAAGGTGGCCCTGGACATGGGGCTGGAGATGACCTACCGGATGCTGGCGAAAGCGTATCCTGGGCTGACCAAGGACCACCTACTCGCCTGGCCCCCGGACACCCTCACCAAGGTCAGCAAGGCCCTGCTTGCCACCGACGATTTTCGGGTGCCGAAGCCCGAAAGTGGGTCTGGCTGAGCGAGGAGGCCCAGCTGCTTTGGGTGCTGAGCTACGAGTTCAAGAAGTTCCCCCACGAGATGCTGAATTGCGGCATCCCGGAGTACACCTTCATGGCCAGCGGGTTGGAGTGGTGGAAGACCAAGGAGAAGGAGGCGATGGATAATGCCGGACATTGAATTTCGATTGACCGCAATAGACGAGGCCACCCCGGTGATCGACCGGGTACGGCAGAAGATGGATCAGTTCAACCGCAACACCGCCAGCGTCCAGCCCCGCAGCCCCCCCACGTTCCACGGGCAGCCCTCCCCTGGGATGCCGAGGAAGGACCCCAGCGGGATGGGCGGGATGCTCGGCGGCGGCAAGATCGGCAACCTGGCCGGGCTGACCATCATCGCCCAGGCGGCCCTTCAAGCTTTGCAGAAGATATGGAAGGTGCTCAACGAAGCGTCCCCGTACCTTCAATCGGTAAGCCAGCAGTTCAAGACGGCCGCGGACATCTACCTGAGGCCCATGGGGGACGCCATCGCCCGGATGCTCCAGCCCTCCAGCGAGGCGGCCTTGGAGCTGGCTGAGCAACGGTCTGAGCTGTTCGCACAGATGGAGGAGGACTACGGGCCGGTGGGCGTGATCCTGGGCACCGTGACCGCCGCCCTGGGCGACGCCTGGATGGCCCTGGGGCAGTTCCAGTACGGGGTGATGAACGCCCTGAGCCAGGTGGTACTGTGGCCCATCGACAAGCTGGGCGACATGCTGGGCGTGGACCTCCCCGGCTCCCTGGACGAGCTGCTGGAGAAGCTGTTCGGCATAACTGGAGGGTTCGACGGCATCAAGAAGGCCGTGATGGAGGACCTCCCCAACAAGCTGGGCGAAGCTTGGGACGGCATGGCGAAGTGGTTCGAGGGCGGCATCGCCGAGATCGGGGAGGCCATCGGGGGCTTCGGGACGTGGCTGTGGAACAGCATCACCGGGGCCATCGGGAACATAGCCGAGGCCGTGAGCGGGTTCGGGAGCTGGATATGGAGCGGCATCACCGGGGCCCTGGGAGGTGCCTGGAGCGTCCTGACGGGGTTCGGGAGCTGGATATGGAGCGGCATCACCGGGGCCCTGGGA